CTTCCCTGTGCTCCCGAATGAAGTTCCATGCGTCGCCTATGCTCTGTCCTTCGTACTTGATGCTGAGAGTGTCGCATATCCATTCAATCTGTTTTTTCTGGCTCTCTGTCATTTTCTTCCTCGCTTTTTCGATTGTCTGCGGTTCATGCTTAGCCCTCCTGTTCTGATAATAGGTTGTCTATTAACCGCAACACATCATCCATCTTTACGATTGTCATTTCAATGTAGCTTTCACATTCTGCCGTATCTTTCGATACGCTTTCGGAGTACATTGAATTAAAAGCATCTTCATCGAAGAATTCTTCTGTGGAGGACTTTCCTACAATCTGTTCTTTCAGTTTTTCAAGATAAGGCTTAACTATCTCCTGTTCGGTGATTACAGGTGCTTCTTTAACATCTTCCATCAGCACTACGTCTAACAATTCATTTCCGCTAAAATCATCTGTCACGATTGTTGTACTATCCAAGTTGTTTCTATCTATCAATTCACGCTTTGCCATCAATCCCACCCCTTCATCTTCTTGATTATCTTTTTAACCCAATCGGGCAATGCACATTTCCATATAGGTACATCAAACTCATAGTTGAAACAACAGCCGCAGTCCTCACACTCTCCCTCGTATGAGAAGCTATCCCACCCCATGATGCAATCCTCACAGCACCTATCTATGCCGAAATACTTCTTTTGTTTGCCGTTTTTCACTTCTTTCCAACTGAACAGCTCTAAAACCCCGATTTTCATTCTTCCTGTCCTCCTGCTTATACTTTGTAAATATCCTGTCAATTATTGAAAAGGCATCGCCTAACGCGCTGGGGTCGTACCCGTCTAAATCTTCTGTTGCGTCGTCGATTTCATCCTCAATTTTGCTGATTGCGTCGCTGATAAATGCTTTCTCAATCGCTGTTGCCTGCTCTTCGCTAAAGCCGCTGCTAAACAAATACTTCCTCGCTTCTTCTCCTGTCATTTCACATTCTCCTTCTTATATGGTGCGTTCCACCAATCCCATTCAAAATCACTTCTAATAATTGACGCTTTGCCATCAGCCCGCATTATTACTATGTGTCTACACTCATCTTCGTATTCTTCAAAGCAAACATACGGGAACATAGCTTTTATCATATCGCCGTTAGTTGCATTGTCGGGAAGTACAACGCCGTTGCAAATAGCTCCTGCTAAATCATACAACGTGTGTTTAGCTCCAAATCATCCATCTTTTAGCTCTTGTAACATATCTTCGTGAATATTAGCTATTACTTTCATTCACTCACCTCCTTTATATGATTCGGGTAATGGCATCCATGCTGTCATTAATCCATGTGTAAACCCGTATTTGTTGTAATAGGTCATCACAACATCTGCGCCTTCATCTGAGTTATAACTCGCAAGGACAAATGTACCTTCTTCGGCAACCTCTCGCTAACAGGAATTCATCTAGGCACTTGCCTGATACTGCTTGTAACTCTATCGAAGATATCTATAATATGATTGGCTTCTTCATTTGTTGGAAGAAAATCAAGCTCGTTGTAAACGTCGTGCATAAAATCTTCTCTTGCGTCGTCCAAGCTCCATGTATTTGGCTCTTGTGGTGTTACTGAGGGCATATTCTTTCTTGTAATCATTTCTACAAACAATTCATATAATTGTTCTCTTTTCTCACTTGCTGTCACTTTAAACCACTCGTTTGGTTCTGCATTTGTTACAGGTGATGTGTAACCATCTTCAAAATCGCTTGTGTCCACCCTGTCCCATATATACTCAATAAATTCGTCAACGTCTTTAAATACGTCTTGCCACTCTTTAGGAATGCTTGGAGTTCTACTTATATAGTCCTCACAAGGCTCTTGTTCTAGTTCCTTACGCGCCGCATAGAGTGCTTCTTTGATAGGATGCTTGCTCTGACAATCGTTTTCCCATGTTTCTATTTCTTTGTTAAGCCAGTACAAGTGTTCTTCTCTTGTCATTTTTATCTCCAATCTAATAATTGTCCACAATGCACACAATATTGTCCACTTTTTATATCCGTATGGCAATTAGGGCACCAAGCACGATTACGCAAATACTCAGCATTACGAATAACTCCTACATATTGCTTATAGTCAATTGGTATTGGCTTTTTAGGAATATTCTTTTCCATATCACTTATTGCCATCTTGAAAAATTTATATGTATTACTATCCTTACAATCTTCCTGTAATTCAAGCCATGTTTTACCAAATTCTAGTGCTTCCTCTTTTGTCATTTCTTATTTCCTTCCTGTTGAACCAAAGCCACCTCTGTTCTTCTTATTAAGATGCTCTACTGTCTTAAACTTAATTCTTGGCTGGTTCTCAATTATTCTGAACTGTGCGATTCTCTCGTTGAAGTAAATTGTTGTGTCGCGTGTTGCGTATACAGGCATCATCCATTGATCGTCGTCGCCGCAGTATGTGTTATCAATAATTCCCATTCCGTTAGGCTGGATGATGCCGTACTTCTTAAAGGTTGAACTTCTCGGAACTATGTGTGCCTCAAAGCCACTCGGGAGCTTGATTGCTACGCCGAGAGGGATAAAATACCATCTACCACTAATAAGTGCCATTGTCTCGGAGCATCTTAAATCAATCCAATCTGACTTACCGTCGATATATTCAAGGGGCTTTAACAGCTTGTGAAAATACTTTACTTTCAATGTAAGAAACATTACTCTTCCTCCTGCAACTGTTTTAACACTTCTGCTATCTGTGGAAAGTGTCTCCCTGTCTTTTTGAAGTGCTCTTTCTCCCATCGGAGCGCGGAACCATCTTGCAACGTTACCACTAAGTACTCGCCATCGGGGCTTATCCACGTCACTACGCCCTTCCATCCGTCATTGTCGGTTACTTCGTCACCTATCTTAATCTCAGCCGCCTTTTTCTGTTCTTCCTCGTATTCTCGAATCTTTTCTATCGCTTCTTTTACCGAATATCGTCTAAATACTGCCAACATTGATTGCCCGCTTGACAATTCCCAAAAATCAAAAGGCACTTTGCAATCAACAACGGTTCTAGCCGCTTCCCACGCTTCATTCAATCCATCTTCATATGTTTTCATTCGTTGTCCTCCATACCCTTGTTCCCCAACTTCACGCCGATACCGTCCTTGCAAATCCAGAACGCCACCACTTCTAAGTTTCTATTTTCGTCCATCTTTGTTGCATTTATTAGCTCGCCTGTATCAAGGTTATACACAGGTTCCATGCTTCTTAACCAAAACTCTTCTAATGTGAATTTATCCATTCTTTCCTTCTTTCTGCTCCCACCTCTCTGCTCTGGGGAGGGCATATTCACCACCTTTCTTTTAATGGCTGAGGTGGGAGCTATATCAACAGCGGAGAGTTGCTGTTGATTACTCATTAAATAGTTCTAACTGACCTTTACAATTATGTTTCCCTTCTTCTATCCACCAATCAAAAACCTCTTTCCCGTTCCTCCATACAACCTCTTTCCCGTTCCTCCATACAACCTCTTTCCCGTTCCTCTTACGTTGCTCAATCATCTTCTCGAAAGCGTTGATATACATTGTTTTGTACATCGGGTAGTCGTTAAATTCTTTCTTGCGCTGGTGGTATGGAGCCAATGGGCAACCGATGCACCCTACTCGCGTATACCCCTTCTGATACAACGGATTTACTTCAAGGTTTTCTTGTTTGATGTAATCCCATATGTCACTGTCAAGCCATTCGTAGATCGGGTTAACTACTGTCGCTCCTTTTCGCTTCATCAGCTTAATTAGCGTGCAATCCCACACAGGATCGTTAAGCTCTTGAGCTTCTCGATGCACTTCCTCTGCGTGGTCGTATGAAAAAAATGTAGCTTGCCTGTAGTTTCCCCCCCTAATGCCGAAGGTGTCGCGTCCTTGCCGTTTACTGCTTTCCGCAGCTCTTACACCTAGAGAACATATTCTATTAGGGGTTCCTGACTCCTTGAGAACTGAACAACAGTAACGGACAATTCGTGTTGGTGGCATATATTTCTGAGGGATTAGGTTCCACATTGTAGTCCGTGTTCCGTCGGGTTGTTCGTGATAATCAATCCTTGTCTTTACTCCACGTTCATCAAGTCTCTTGAATACTTCTCTTATGTGGCGCACCGTTTCGGGAGCGTCCACCGTAGTGTGAGAGTTCATAACCTCGAAATCATCGGGGTTAAGGCAAGACTCCGCAAGGTGAAGCATTACATCTGAGTCCTTGCCGCCGCTGTATGTCACGATCAATGGAGCTTCGTAGTAGGTCTTGCTCATATCCGCCGCAAGAATTAGAACCTTCTTTGCCTTGTCGATTTTCTCCGCCAGCGTCTGCGGCTGTCTGTCTGTCTGTCTGTCTGTCTGTCTGTCTGTCAAGGTATCATTTATATTGGTTATTCCTAAGTCAAGACTAAACTGTTCCATTATTTACCTCTTTTCTCTACGTCCTCATCAATCCACTTGGCTATGATAAACGCCACTACACATAAGGCTATCCATGCTATCAATTCCATCTCTTTCTCTCCTTTTTTTCTCACGGTATACTCGCCCAGCCTCGAGCCTTTCTTCTCGGTGTAAATAGTAGTTTCTGCGGTTTCTGGCTCTGATTTCTTCCCTGTGGGCTTCTCTATACTTTCTCTGGTATTCGTTCCAATCGGTTGTCTTATTACCCTCTTTCTGGGGAAGTCCAGCTTTTCTTCTTTCGCGGTATATCTTCTGCTTTTCGCGTTCTTGTTCTCTTCTTCTCATATACCGCCTGTGATTATATTCATATCTGGGGCTGCGCTTCTTTTCTTGATTTACCCCATATTTCGCATCCATTTGAGCTGCTTCAAGTTCATTAAGGATGCAATCGGAAAACGGGCAAGTGAAACAATCTTTCCAATGTTTACATCCTGTTACCATAAGATCACCTCTTAAAAATCTTTCTTACTCAGCCCGAGGGTGTTGAGATAATCTTCCGTCCAACTCGGCTCTATCTCGTATTCCTCGCCGTTCACTGTGGTTCCGTACTCACACTTGCCGTCTGTCTGTTCGTATAGCCAATTCTTGAAACACTCGTCTCCATCAAATCGGTGGAAGTACATTCCCTTATACTTGATAAAGTTCCCTTCTATCTCATTCCCGCAAAATTCACAAGCATGGCTCATCCCTCTATACCTATCCTTTCCCGAATACTAATCCGCATACTCGGCGGAAGTTTCATGTTTTCGGCTTCGCGTTTCGCGTAGGCGTCGTACTGTCTGATAAAGTGGCTTTGCTCTACGCTCTTTACCGTGTTCACGTCCATCAGTGCCATTTCCCGAAGGTTTGCAGCATTGCCGAGGACGTTTTGACAAAGTGGTGGGAGACGGTCAAATTCTTCCTCGCTGTGATACACTGAGTTACAGATTGCTTTATATACGAGGTTCCACGCTTCGAGCGCTCCCATGATCTCGTTTTTCGGATTCAACTTGTTCATCTGTTCGATTACCTGACCGACTACCGGTGGAAATCCTTTTGTATCATTTACCAAGTAGGATTTAAGCCCGAGAGCTACTTGTTCATAACTGAACTCTTCCAGACACAAGTGCCATCCTTTGGCTAAATCATCAAGCTCCTTCTCGGTGAACTTCTCATAGTGCCTCGGATATTGAGTTTTGATGATGTATATGATTTTCCATACTTCCTCGATTGTCATAGCCCCATCCTCCTTCTAAAGAAATCATCGTCAACGCCTGAGAAATTGTTCTGGGTTTGTGATCTTGGTTTGTTGGTGTAGTTCCCGTCAAGAACCTTCGCCATGTTCGCGTCGTTCATCAGCCAATCAAAATTCGCGTTCCAATTTCTGCTGTTGTTCCCCTTCAGGAAGTCGGACTTCTCAGCTAAATCGAAAACTCTTTGAATCTCTTCAAGGCTGTACTTTTTCAACCGTGCTCCGATAGCTTTCTTTCTACTGTCTGACAGTTTGGTAAGTCTGGGGAACGACACGCAAGTGTTGTTGTACATATCAGCGATTAGCTGATACTTATTTTTCTCTATCTCTATATCTGTCTCTAACTCTTTCTCTATCTCTGTGTTGCAATTTGTTTCAATTTGTTTCATCGGTGTTGCATCGGTGTTGCATTGCAACGCTTCTTGTTCCTTTTTTCTTGCCCTTGATAACCTTGACCGCTGTGTTGATGCGGTTTCGGAGCCGATACACGTCTGGACATATGGCAGGAAGTACTCTTTCCCGTTCTCGCTGCTCTCTAAAAGCCCTACCCTTGAGAGGTATTGAATTGTTACTCTTACGTCGTCAGCGTTCTCGTCGATATCTAACGCGAGTTCCTCGGCGAAGTCGTCCATTACATCGTCAAAGTAGAGATATCCGTCGTCCTTCAGTGCTTTGAGCTGCATCTTGAGATAGATGATTGTATACGTATCACCTCCGGCTAAACTTCTAAGTCTCTTGATACGTTTACTTGAAAAGAAATCATTGTAGAGCTTTAACCAAAAATACTTCTTGTTTTCTCCCATCTACTCACCCTCAATCTCCCACTCTGCAACAATCGATAGAAAATCTTCCAGCCTCAAAGTTACAAGGTTTTCACAATTATTTTTTCTAAAGAACACTACAGGAATTTTCCCGCTTTTACTGCTGTCTCTTATCGCCTGTTCCATCCATTCATATATCTGTAGTTTCTCCTGATGCTTACATTCAATGTGTATGTTAGGAAGTCCAACAACATCTGCTGCGTCCCCTGTGTTCCCACAATACTGAGCTGTTCTTCTGGAATCATAGCCATGATCGCGCAATATGCCGACTATTTCTCTTTCATATCTAGCGCCCTTTTGTTTGCTGTTAATTGGCATCTATCCTCCTTTCCACCCCTGCCCTGATAAAGCAGGGGCTTTAAACTCCATAAAGTCTGATTCTGTGATAAATTCCTTTCGGAAACGAAAAGGCTTAAACTGTGATTTCCGTACATTCTCTGAACTTATCTTTATCGAAGTTCGGGAGGCTCTTTACCGCCTCTTTATCGCTGCTACTCAGCTTATTCCACCAAGCCTGCTTATCCTCGGCTTTCGCAACGAATATTTTCACGTAACCGCCGATTGTCTTGTATTCAGGGTGGTTTTCTTTTTCTTTGTCACTCATGTCGTCGGCGTCTATGAAATCTGAATAACTATATGGGCATCCTTTCATTACCCTGTATGCTCTGCTCTCGTACCAATCCTCGAACGTCCAATCGCTATCCTTATCGAAAATCTTGATCTTGGGTTCTTTTTCTGTACAAAAAATTCCGCTGTTCCTATCTCCGCTGTTCCAATCTCCGCTGTTCCTATCTCCGCTGTTCCAATATCCGCTGTTCCAATTTCCGCTGTTCCAATCTCCGCTGTTCCTATTTCCGCTGTTCCTATTTCCGCTGTTCCAATTTCCGCTGTTCCTATATCCGCTGTTCCAATTTCCGCTGTTCCTATCTCCGCTGTTCCAATATCCGCTGTTCCAATTTCCGCTGTTCCTATTTCCGCTGTTCCAATTTCCGCTGTTCCTATATCCGCTGTTCCAATTTCCGCTGTTCCAATTTCCGCTGTTCCCATCTCCGCTGTTCCTATTTCCGCTGTTCCTATCTCCGCTGTTCCAATTTCCGCTGTTCCTATTTCCGCTGTTCCAATTTCCGCTGTTCCAATATCCGCTGTTCCAATTTCCGCTGTTCCAATTTCCGCTGTTCCTATTTCCGCTGTTCCAATTTCCGCTGTTCCTATTTCCGCTGTTCCAATCTCCGCTGTTCCAATATCCGCTGTTCCTATTTCCGCTGTTCCTATCTCCGCTGTTCCTATATCCGCTGTTACTTTTTCCTGTGTTGCCTTTTCTGAGGTTTTCACAAGTGATCTCAGCAAGAATCCTTATCTTGTTGGTAACACG